AGTCATGATCATGTAATCAACTCTAAATGTGAGTGGAATACGCTGTCTAACAAAAATGCAGAAATTAAAATATTTGATATTGTGATGGACGCAGTTGATTATGAAACTTTCATAAGACTCTATCATGCAGCTCTAGTTTCAGAGTATGTTCCAAAAGATGCGATGGAAACCTATAGAATGTGGTGTGCTGACATTACTGAAATACTTCTCAACAACGAAGAGAAGAATTTAAGTAGGTTAAAGATCAAAGAGTATGCTTTGTGTCATCGTGATTTGAAAGACTACAAACAAGAGTTTGATTGGGAAATGGTTGCTTTAAAGAAAGCAAAAGAGAAGTACCCACCACGTTATAAAGCTCTGTACTACAGACCAGAAGTAAAACTTGCGTTGGCTGCATAAGGAAATTTTTATAAACCAGTAGGAAAATACGAAACATAAATACTATTATGGATGCTTTTACACACACAATACTAGCAATGGGTGCTATTATTATATCATATTCTATCGGTAGATATATTCAAAATAATACTCTGCACGAAAAAGTTGTGGGTTGGGTTCTTGACAAGTTAGAAGAAGACGGATTTATTCAAACCAGACTAGATAATTCTGGCGATAAAGAATTAATTAAAATATCGGAAATTATTGAAAACCACATCAAAGGTACTTGACTTTTTATTCCAAATAGAGTATATTTTATATTATGACTATGCATATGATGCCTGTATATTATACCTCTAATAGTACACGCAAAAAGAAACCCACCAAAAACAAGAGAATTCTTGCAGCACGTGCTGAATACGATGCTTTTCTTCGTAAACACGGCTGTCACCCCGATCAACTCAAAAATAAACCTAAGAAGTTTGTCGAATGGAAAGGTCACGAGAATGTGTATCGTAGAGAAACAAAATACATACCTAGTCGTATGGACATGGGCAACATAGATAGTTGCACCAAAAAAGACAATTCCGAAAGACTAAAAATATCAGCAAATTATACTATTGCGCCTGCATATAATAAAGGTGCATATCAAGTAATACCAAAAGCAAATGTAAAGGACATTGGTAAATGAAAGTAGAAGTTCGCAGAGGCAATGTGGATAAAGCTATTCGAAGTATGAAAAAGAAACTGGAACAAGACGGACTTTTCAACACACTTAGAGAGCGTGAGTTTTATGAATCAAGAGGAACAAAACGTAGAAAAAGTAAAGCAGCTTCAATTCGTAGACAACAAAGAGAATTAAAGAAAAGAAAAGATGAACTTGGATATTAAATCAAATACTAAAAATTTTCTAGAGGGGGTAAATAGTAATATGGCACGAAAGAAAATAATTGCTACTACGGATAATAGTAAATGGGAAGCACCCAAGAAACGTAAACCTCGCAAACCTATGACCGAGGAACAGAAGAAAGCTGCAAGTGAACGACTTGCAAAAGCAAGAGCTGCAAGAGCTGCAAAGAACCCCGACTATGGTAAAACTGGTGTTCATACTAGTGTAAAACATTTAGAAGATGAACATCAATTACACCCCGATAAAGTTAAAAATTGGATTAAGACACAGAAAGACCTTGCAAAAGTTCAGCGCATATCTGTAAGACAGAACATTAAAGGTGCAGCTGCAAAACTTGCTACCCACGAAGGATATGTTCGCAATATGCAATCTTATCTTCGTACTGGTGATTGGGTTGATGATTTTTATGGAGAATATCAACAGAATAAAGTAAAACGGCGGTGTGTAGCATTATCATACTATTGGTATGGGCCCAAGAAAGGTCAACCAAAAAGAACTGTTGGTGTACTCTATCCCGATTTGGGTTATGTGTGGACTGAGGAAATGGCTGACGAAGAGGATTAATGATTTGGAAGAAGATAATGAACTTGGCAAAGTTATTAAGGGGCCATGGAAAGAAACACCCATAAAACAAATTGACGAAATTGCAATAGACCTCGAAATAAAAAAAGCGTTTGCTGAAAATTTAACACAAGAATTAATTGTTCACATGATTCAAATGTGTCATAACCACGAAATTGTAGTTGATAATGAAAAGTTTATACAAGACATTGGTATTATAATTGAGTTTACGAGAGGATTGATATATAGAGTAATGTTAATGGATTACCCCACACATGACATTGTAGATACATTTGTTAATGTTGTTTATGATGATGATGGAAAAAAGCATACTGAAGTTGATATGGAACAGTTGAGAGAAACCATTGAATCACTTCATAAGGATGAAGAATAATGATTTTAGTTGATATGAGTCAAATTTCAGTTGCAAGTGTTATGATGCATTTGCATATGACCAAAGAAACTAAACCAGATGATAATATGGTTCGCCATATGATTTTGAATTCGTTACGAATGTATCGTACTCGTTTTAAGTCTGAGTTTGGTGAGTTAGTATTGTGCTATGATTCCAAACACTATTGGAGGCGCGACTATTATCCAGAGTATAAAGCTTCTCGCAAAACTACCAGAAAGAAATCAAACCACGATTGGGATGCTATCTTTGAGTGCCTTAATAAAATCAAAAAAGAATTCTCAGAGAATATGCCTTACAAGTTTGTAGAGGTATATGGTGCAGAGGCTGATGATATTATTGGCACTCTTAGTGCAGAATCCTGTGATGAAGTTATGATATTGTCTGGTGATAAAGATTTTATTCAATTACAAAAGTATCCTAATGTAAAACAGTATAGTCCGATTACTAAGAAAATGGTAGACGGAGAAAATCCTGTTACCTATCTTCAAGAACATATTTTCAAGGGTGATACTAGTGATGGCATACCTAATGTGTTATCACCAGATAATACATTTACTGAAGGATTGCGCCAACGCCCGTTAGGTGCTAAAAAGATTTCATCTTGGGTTGACAATAACATTGATGATGTGTTGCCTAATGATGAAGTAAAACGTAACTACCAAAGAAATAAAAAATTGATTGATCTTACTTGTTGTCCAGAAGAATTGTCGTCTGAGATAATACATAAATATAAGGAAGCACCAGTTAATGATCGTAGTAAACTACTGAACTATTTTATTAAAACGAGGTTAAAAACTCTAACTGAATCTATAGGAGAATTTTAGAATGGACTTATTAATATCAGAAATTTTGGACAAGGTGTCCAAAGCAAAAACAAAACAAAACAAGATTGCTCTGTTAAAAGAGCATGATAGCCAAGCACTAAGAATGGTTATCAAGGCATCATTTGATCCCAAAATCAAATGGGCATTACCAGAAGGTGAAGTTCCTTTCAAAAGAAACGAAGCACCAGCTGGCACTGAACATAGTGTTCTTGCGTATGAGTCTAGAAAACTATATCATTATATTAAGGGTGGTAATGGTGATTTATCTCAGAGTAAAAGAGAAACAATGTTTGTTCAAATGCTTGAAGGTTTGCACGAATCTGAAGCAGACGTTCTTGTAGCTGCAAAAGATGGTGTACTCCATCAAATGTATAAGGGTTTGTCAGCAAATGTTGTAAAGGAAGCTTTCAACTGGACTGATGAGTTTATGGTAGATGACCACGCTGTTTACCATCAGATGCCAGGCCCTGCGAATGGTTGATGACCTCGCAGAAATGGAATTAAAAACTAAGTATAATAAAAAGGGTCTTTAATATAATGAATGGAATTGAACAGCTAGTGGTCGGCACAATGTTTGGTGTTGTTGGTGCAGTTGCTCAACCTTTACCAGAAGATGTAAAGTCTAAATCGGTAGAATGTCTTGCACTCAACATGTATCACGAAGCAAGGGGTCAGGGTACTGCTGGGGAACTTGCGGTGACTACTGTTGTAATGAACAGAGTTAATGACTCAAGGTTTCCTAATACTATATGTGGAGTGGTAAAACAAGGCCCGACTCGACCATCATGGAAAGACCCTAAAATTTCATTTCCCATTAAACATAAATGTCAATTTAGTTGGTATTGTGATGGTAAAAGTGATAAACCAAGAAATAAAAAAACTTATGCGAAAATGTTAGATTTTGCAGATGCAATATTAAGCAATAAGTTGTTGTACTTAGATATTACTGATGGTGCTACGCACTATCACGCCGATTATGTCAATCCTTCTTGGGCAAAAACAAAAACAAAAACTGTAGAAATACAAGATCATATTTTTTATCGTTGGGAAAAATAAATA